TCTGGATAGAAAAGTCTGTCCCTGCCGCCCTTTGCGCCGCCGTTGCAGTACCAAGTTCATTTATCATGGTTGCTGTAAAATTATTAAACTCATCTGCAGGAAGTGCCTTTTTAATCTGCGCTAATTTAGCTGTACTTTGCTTCTGTCCACCTTCTATTAAAGTTCGTTTTACTGCGTTATACGCTGCTTGGTTATCACTTGCGTTAAAAATGTCTTTTAAAGTGTCATCCATTATATCCATTTTTTTACGAGTATAATCGTTAGCTATTTTCCATGCTTTAAGCGCACCTTCCCCTTTTGAAGCTGCCGCCGCTTTCATATCTTGGGTTAAAGCTTTATAAATTTTATTAACATTTTGTTGACCTATAGTTCGAGAAATTTCGCCTGCAGGATTTTTTAAACTTTCTCCAAACCGTGTTCTCAGTTCTTTTAATGTTCTGTAATCCACACCTTTTTGTAAATCTTTAAGAATAGAATTAAAATCACTATAACCCATAAAATTTTGTATAGCTTTACTCCCAGAACCTGCCGCTGAAAGTTCTGCGAAAAGCTCGTTTGTTTTTTCTGTTACAACAGGAGTTTCTGGTGGTATTAATCTATCTACTTTTTTATAAAGTGCTTCTTGTGTAGTGCGGAATTTTGTTTTAAACAGTTCAGCCCCTTGTCTTAAATCACCACCCGCTTCTTCCATTGTTTTGATAGTGCCTGTTTTGTTTGCAATATCCGTGGCTAATTCCTGCGCTCTATCAACTATTTTTTCTTTTGATTTTGTTATTATGCCACCACTAATAGGGTTAGCCTCTAAACCCGCTTCCAACAATGCTTGTGGCCTGCCCATCATTCCAAGATTTGGATATAAATCTAAATTTTCTGCCGCCTCTGCCGCTTCCATTCGTTTTGTTACTTCGCCTACTTGTCTGGGTTTTACCGCGCCACCCGTAACTGTTTTTACAGTTGGGGCATACGCTGTTTGCCTGCCGAGACTAGCCACACCACTAGAAACACCTGTTGGCAAAACTGGCATTTCAAACATCATTCCCATATCTCTGGCTAATTTTCTTTCTTGCGTTTTATTGCCACCTAGTTCCCCTATCAAACCCGCGAGTGTATTCGGAACCATCGCCAAAGCAGATAATGCAGTCATACCCGCATCGCTTGCTCTTTCACCAATGCTTCTATCAGGAGCAACCATGCGCCCACCGTAACCGAAAAAAGCTTCCCTTGGGTTTCTTGTGGCGTATTCAACAGTGTCACCAAACCGTTCATTATATTCTGGGTTTGGCCTTCCACTATCAAAGGCAGAAGGTGTCATGTCTCCGCTTTCAATTTTTTGCTTCGCCAGATAGTTTTCAAGTTTTATTCTTGCCTGTTTTTCATTAACCACATTTTTAATTCTATATGGTCGCCCTGCGTGTTGGATTACATATTCAGCCATTACTCTAAAACCGTTTCTGTTACGTTTTGCGTTGTATCGGGATTCTGCGGAGAAATTACGTTTGATGTACCCGCTATTTCAGCTTTTAATGCTTCTACATCTATTGGTGGGACAGGCTCATAATTTTCTGTGTTACCTTGTAATAGCTCACTTAATCTTTGTGCTTTCTTTTCTGCAATCGCAAAACCATCTGATAAATACTGTTTTATTTCGTTCATCTGGCTAATAAATTGTCCTGTTGATTGTGTTCTGTTTAAATCTATAAGTGCTTTTGTAGCCATTTCTAATTCTGGTCCAGTGATAGCACCCGCACCCCTTAATGAATCAAACGCTTGAACGCCTAATGTATCTCGGAATTGACTTATCAAAATAACAAGGTCATTGTTATCTTCCGTATAAAATGGTAAAGCGCCGTTTACCCTGCCCGTCACGTTTTCTAAGTTTGGATTGTCTATTATAGCCTGCGCCCTGTTAATAGCCGTACTAGCTTTCAATGACGCTGTATCCAATTTACTTTGTGATTCTCTAGCCTCATCTATTTCATCTTTACCTAATGACTTCGCGCCTGCGGTTCTTCTATCTATATCAGCTTTTCTAGCTGTTGAAGCCGCTAAGTAACGTCTTGCAAGTTCTCCTGTTAATACAGTGTTATCTATTAACCTTACCCCTACACTTCCGTCAGCCATTAAAAAGGAATAACCACTTCCATCTGGCAACTGCTTACCTTGCTGCACTCTAGAAGTGTTGCCCATTTGACCTATAAAACTATTGTACACCGCTTTAGGGTCCATACCTGCTTCGATTGCTCTAGCGTAAGGCTCGCCACCCTCTTGCGTTCTTAAATATTGCGCCGTTCTGTTTGCAACCTGTCGTGTTTGTTGCGTTGCCATATCTGCTTGTGCGATTTGATTCAGTTTAGCACCAGTATTTGTTCTGCTTAAAGCAGACATGACGTTTCTCGTTCTTGGGTCTCTTAAAAAACCCATCAAACCGCCTTGTGTGGGCATTTGCATCATCTGCATTGGGTTATTTGGATTAAAAGCGTTTAATGGAGTCTGCGCCATCGTTTTAGTTCCTTTTTCAGTTTGCGGAGGTACTCTTGTTCCTTTGTACCCCACCCATGCATCTGTGCCTTGTGTTTTTAAAATCCATTTAGCTATTTTGTCTTGCGTTTCTTTCGTAAATTTTGTGTCACCGCTTAGATTAAGTGCTTCTTTTGCATCCCTTAATGTTTTACCGACTATTTGATATGCGCCCATCGGTGTAGAAATTTCACCATCGTTATTATAACTAACATAACT